CAGAGTGCCTTATCATCGTCTGGAGTGATGAAGAACTCATACTCAGTATGAAATACTTTCTCTTTACCTACTTGAGTATACTGACCAACGATAAGACGATAGTTGGTGTGTGTCATCTTACGGACAACATCTGAGCAACAAATAGTATTGTTCTTGGTAGTTTTAATGCTGCCATTGTAATCAACTACAAGACCCTTAGATAAATCAAACTCAGAAGTATATCCATTAGGTTTCAACGCATCATACTCATCCTTAGACATACCTGTGCGACCACTAATCACATGGTCTTCATACACATTGCCGTGTGCTTGGACTTCTGCCATTGGATTCCTTGATTACTTTGTAATAATAAACGAAAACACCACCCCCGTCAAGGGATGGTGGACAGTTCATGCAGGTGTCACACTCCATTCATCGGTGGGAACAACTGTATTAATAACATATTCTACATTGTGCATACCGTAGACGATAACTTCTTGCTGAGAAGTACATCCATTCACCTTCTTTTGGCGTCTCCAAGTGACACGCCAACGATCATAATCTCTTTTCATTCAGCAATTTCAGCAAGAACATCATAGATTGCATCTTCTTCAGTTCCTAACACTGAAGATACCCAATCATCTTCTTCAACTTGAACTTTGTCTTTTGCATCCCATTGGACATTGAACATTTCATCGCTGAACATACTGACCGAATCCATTGTTTTGTGAGGTGATTGCTGATTGTTTCCAGTCTTTCAACTGGCGACGTTTTGCCTTGAGTCTGTGCAGTTCTTCATCAGAGTATCTGACTTGACCGCTTTCGCCTTTCTTGATGACTTTGTTCAATAGGCGGATTTCTTTCTCCAACATGGTTAGTATAGCGTATATGGGGGCAGTGTGAAGGGGTCTTGTGTAGGTTTGTCAACCGTCACAAGATCAGTTGCTTCTTAGGAGTAACAATTTCTGTTCTATTGAACATTTTATTATATTGTGTCGCCAATTCGGGTGAAAGTGTTGCAACATACATCACAAATCGCCTGTCGATAGTTAAACTTTCTTCATTAGGATCTTGAAGTGGTGCAAATGGCATGAATCCAATTTGTGTGCCATCTTGATTAGTGGGGACAGCAACAATAGCGTCATTAATAGTGATACTTTCAGCACTTTCTTCAAGAACATCAGCGATCACATTCTCGCCACTGATGAATCGAATACATTGAATAGTCATTGATAAAATTCTGTTAGGTGTAGTGTTTCAATAATTGTTTCTAGTTCTTGCATCTTATTAAGATACGAAGATTCGTCAATTAATTTATCTTTGTAATAATTTTTCTGTAAGTCAGCGATATACAGAAGTAATGCCTCTTTAAGAATTACTTTCTGATCTCTTTCTAGAATTGGGGAATGTAGAAATTGCATCAGTCGTCTCGTCTTAAAGTTTTTAGGTAGTCAAGAACATAGGAACGGACATACATCAGTTCGGTGTAACATTTTTGATTGTGAGCACACTCACGCAACTTACTGTCTGGTTTAAGTACAGATTCGATGAACAGATCAAGTCCTCTATTGAACTTAATGTCTTGTGATTCGTTTTCAAAGTTCATTGCATCAATACTGAACAGTGTAATCAAGATCGTATTCTACCTCAGTGGCATCATCAAACTCAAATTCTTCAGAAAGATTTTTGATATCAAATCCATCCTTCGTCATCAAGTTGAGAGTTGAAATTTCGTCCTCTTTTGTTACCTTTTGATTGATAGGATTCATTTGAGTCTTCTCCCCAATTTGTTCGATTTGTTCCACCTTTTTGTCGCTTATCTCGAATGGATTTTCCTGGCGAGTAATAACCTCGCTCACTGCCACCGCGCCGAAATGTTTTGCCCATTGTTTAGTTTGTAAACCAAAAAGTAAACTACTACAATATGTATTAGGATTATGCGTCAATATTCTTATAAAGACGAGAAATATCGTCATCTCCATCAGAATTGGGAACAGGATAAACTTGGACACCAAGTTCTTCAAAACAATAACCGACACCTTTCAAAAAGTCTTGAGTCTTCTCAACAACTTCCTGTAGGATTGTAGCATCAAATTCTTTAGTTGTTACCGTTGAATCTTCATCGGTGCAGATGAGAGTGAATTGAGGCATTGGTCTGATCTCTTGTTTGATACCTCGTTATTATAGCATAAAAAAGAGGGTTTGAAACCCCCCTTGTGCCAGTTTGTGATCAATCTCGAACTGTCACATTCCAAGCAATTGAAAATCTATCACCATCACAGTAAAAAGGTTCTGTGCCGTGCTCTAACCATGGTCCAAAGACTAATCCATATCCTTCTTTAGGTTCTACATCTACATGGGGATAACTAAAATCACTAACACGTCTAGCATAAACAGGATCCATAAGAATCAGTTGACCCTCACGTTCACTACGCAATTCTTTATCGGGAATAGTTAACCAAAGCACACCACATACATCTGCTCCAGGATGACTGTGCATAGCAGAATAATCACCCTTACTCATACACATACCCCAACAATTAATGTCTATAGTTTCTGGTAGAGGATACCCTTTTAATTTAGTATGATACTCGTTAGAAACTTTTACTATTAATGCTCTTAATTGCCTTGACCAATCACAGTCAAGATTTGCCATATCATCACGAGTGTGGTGAGATGTTTCACCTCTGATAGAATATGATGATTCTTCGTAGTTTACACTTCGTTGATGTAGTAGATGATTTTTTAATGTATCCAAAATTTCAGCGTCATCTACACAGTATTCGTAGACAGGGACGCTGAATAAATCATGAAAGGTTGACATAATAAATTCTAAATTACATACTAATTATAACACAAAAAAACAACTATGATTCTCCTGGTTTTTCAGTGCCATTTTCATTATCAAACTCCCAGTCACCACCTTCATACTCAGCAACAGCATCAGGTTTAGGATATGTAGTTTTAATTGCTTCGATTTGAGTAAGCATAGCGGTTGCAGATGTACCAATATCCACTCCACTCTCTTTAATTGCTTTGAGTGCTTTCCAAATTGCACCAAGTTGAGGATCAACACGCGGATAGAATTTCTTACGAGTTCCCTGATAATTGAAATCTAAAGGAGAATCATCATCCATATCAGGATGTGGGAGTCCCTTAACATATAAGATCCATTCTTCTTCAGTTAATTCTTCCATCACACCTGGTGCTGGAGACTGCAATACATTAGAGGGACCACCTAATTTTGTTCTGTAATATGCTTCTTTATCAGCAAATGCAATTTTTCTGAGTTTCATAGTTTTGTAAAGATAAGGTATAAAGGAATAATTTAGTTGTAATCGCCATAACCGTTAAGGTATTGATCACCCTCAAATCCAGCAATTCCAAACGCACTAATACTAGAATGAATGCCTGATCCAACATTTCTAGAGGATGGGTTATAGTACAATCTAAATCCACGAATTGGATAGACGTTACCATTTTGAGGAGAAGAACTGCCTCCGTTCCAACCTCCACCACCAGAGATATTAGCGCCACCGCCACTTTCTTGAACCTGTGCTCCACCACCATTCCAGTGATAAGACCAATAGTGACCACCGTTGTCATGTGGACAGTTGTGCATCCACATGGTAAATGAGTGGTGTCCTTCACCATTTGCCAGACCACGATAAGTAGACCAAGAGTTCAGATAAATCTCACTTGATCCATTCTGGTTACCACCATAGTTACCATCATTTGAGGCATACAATTCCATGTTGTAGTAATAGTTACCACCACTACTCAAGTTATTCTGACTATCAAACCAACGAAGATACCAATAAGTGTTATTATCGTTATTCTCAAAGAAACTAAAGTGAATTTCATAACCCCAGTATTTCTGTCTGGCGTTTGTTGCTGCCCCACCCCAACGCATATCAATACTACTTACAGATTCTTGCACGGTTCTATGTGCAATTAACTGTCTACCACCAACAGCGTGCCAACCTGTTTGAGAACCTTCACCACCATTTAATAGATAGTTTTCCAACACATCATCAGTTGTGTTGTAACGCATGTTCGCCATATTCTGAGGCGAACCAGGGCGTTGTGCTCTAGTTCCTACTTCAATACCACCAGAAGAATCAGCATTTACCCATGCAGATCCATTCCACTGTAAAACTTGTTCTGCACTAGGAGAAGGAGCAGTTACATTGGTAATATC